TAGAGTTTAAGTTTGGTACAGACGATAATCCAGACAACGAAAGCATAGATTTTACAAGACATAAGGCAAGAATATACAAGGTATCAGACCAAGTGCGTACCGCTGAGAGACAACAGGTCTATACACTACATTTTACAACGCAAGAAGCAATACAAAATCAACAGACAGCGTGTAAACAAGCATACGAGGGTACAACAGACGAGATAGTTGCAAATATATTACTCAATGTATTAAAGACAAAGAAAAGTATTGCGACAGAAAATTCATCACAAGGTGGTAAGTTATTAGGTAATCACTCAACACCATTTGATTTCATTACCAAGATGTTAACAAAACGTTCTTGTAGCGCACAATTTGACGCACAAGGTTATCTATTCTATGAAAATCATCGTGGATATAACTTCCGTTCTTATAAAAATCATACACATAGAACGCCAGGTGTAGAAAGAACCGTACAAGAAGAATACATTGTACAACCTAGTGAACGTAATAGTAGTATAGCGGAAGACATGAAGTCCGTATTAGAATATCGTATAATGAAAAACCAAGATGTGATGGCAGCGATTAATACAGGATTAACAGCGAGTACAAATTACAATTACGACTTTACGAACAAATCCTTTTCTGTTCTATTCAATAACTACATGGAAAACTTCACACAAGAAGTACATACAACAGTAGGTAAGAATATAGGGTCATTGTTTACCATGACACCAGAAACAAATAATGGCGACACATTGTTTGATAAAAATGACAGTAAGATAATGATTACAACAAAAGATGTCGCATTACATAGTCAAAAGAAAGGTGATGGTAAATACGACAATCACACAGGTAAAACACAACAACGTAACCACGATAGATTACAACATGACCAGATAGCCGCAAAATGCACAGTCTTTGGAAATTCTAATCTAGCCGCAGGAGACATTATACACCTACGAGTTCCTTCCTACGAACCACTCGACAAGACTAGCACAAGAATACACGACGCTTTCCTCTCAGGTCGTTGGCTACTGACCAACGTAGTGCATACGCTAAATAGTACCAGATATACAACGACATTTGATTGTGTGAGGGATTCCGTAGAACAACCTTATACAAGTACAGACCAAAGTATATTACAGAATGTGGATAACGAATGATACTTACAATAAACAACGAAGATTACCATACATTTGATGTCGCTTTATCAGACGAACAACGAGGTACGTTAATTTCAATGATTGATGATGAAATTCTCAATAACCACGACAAAACAGTATCATTATATCAAACATATGCTGATTTACATATTACCTATATGACAGACTGGAAGTTTTTTTTAGAACGTATGGAAAAATACATGCATAGTATCAATCCACATGCAATCATAGATAAATGTTGGGCAAACGTATCAACTGTAAACAATGATTATGGTATGCATAAACACACAACGCCATATACACTTGTTTATTATCTACAAAATAAATATCCTGAGTATGGTACAAACATAGACAATCAATGCATATTACCGGCAATAGAAAATACATGTATGATAATGAATGGTCAAATACCACATAGTATTGTGAATATGCCAAAAGAAGTCGCAGAAATTAACAAACGATATAGTATAGTGATTAATTATAATGTATAGACAAAGTAATATTGAAGGTGTAACAATAAGAGACAATACAGATTACTGTATAGAACCAAATGTTGCAATAGAGATAAGTGAAGGACAACTATGCTTAACAACATATGACCCTCGTCCTGTACGACATGATATAGACATACAAGAGGATACAATATTGAGAAATAGTACAAATACAAAACAATACATATACACGAAAGGTATGGTAGGACCAGTGAGTAAACAGGTCCAAAACGAGATAGTGATAAAGAAAGGTAGACAAAAGAATGTATAAGAGAGGACCACTAAAACCTTTATGTTACATGAGCAAAAGTTTACAAAGTTTACAAAATCTTGTAAATAGTTTACTGTACGCAAATGCTGTAAAGAATATGGATGCTAGTCCTTTAAAACAAACAACTTATCGACACAGGAAAAATTTTAGATGAAAAATTATTACATTGGTGTGGTAGAAGACCGTAACGATCCTGATTTACTTGGGCGTTTTCGTTGTCGTGTATTAGGTCTACACCCTATAGAACAAAACATCTTACCAACGAGTGACTTGCCATGGGCAACTGTAGTAGTACCCTCTGGTGGTAACTCTGGTCTAGGCATGACGCCGCCTTTCTTTGTAGAAGGCACGTGGGTCTATGTAACGTATAGAGACGAAGATAAACAAGAACCTTTAATCCATGGTGCATTACCAGGTCAACCCTCTAAGGCAGGACCTGAGTATGAGAATGCCAATGAAGGTATGCGTGACCCACATGGTGTGTATCCTGTTCAAGCAGGTGAGAGTGATGTAAACGAATTAGCACGTGGAGTAGAGGACGCTGCTAACCCTACGGCGAGAGAGAACAAAAGGCGAACATCGCTGGCGACAGCGGACTTTGATGGATTTGAGATACCCACAGTAAGCGGTAACCTCAACGTAGTGCAGTCAGCAGGTAGTTCTTTTGACATGCCGGCAATACTAGCAGGTACATATGCACCTGTCTACCCTTTTAATCATGTCTTTGCAACAGAAACAGGTCACGTCCTAGAGTTTGACGATACAACTGACAAGAGAAGGGTACACCTATCCCATGCTTCAGGGTCCTATATGGAATACAGTAATGACGGTACCCTTGTCAATTCTATTATATCAGATAAATACGATATTGTCAACAGCAATCTTTTTGCCTTTACAGGTGGTAACGAAGTACAGACGATAGACGGAAGTTTAAAGGTCAAGGTCAATAAGAGTGACACGACAGGCAATCACTATGACATAGAAGTAGGTAGTGGCGCCAACATTAACATTATGGTACGAGGTGGTGACTTAAACATGAACGTCAAAGGTAATGTCAATCAATTCATAGATGGTGACATGAACGCCTCTATGGACAACTTACGACTAGACGCTTCAAACAAAATTACAATGAGTGCAGGTGGTCAGATACACATAGACGGTGGTTCTGTAAACATAGATGGTAACCCTATAGACTTAAACTAAGGCATAGGGCATGTTATACTGAGCTACTGCTGGTAATCTATAAATGTAATAAAGATACTAAGAGATACAGGAGCCCACTACGTCAATACTGGAGCAAGTTTAATTCAGTTACATAAGTAATATTGTATATACATGGTGTGCTGAAAGCGAGAGTGGAAGGCACACTAAATAGTAGAAATGGAACATAATCATTGTGGTACGCCAGATTGTTGTGGCGAATGTGAAACTAATGAACAGGAGAATAATATGTCAATTAAAGAAATTATGGAAGAAATAGAAAAATTAAAAGCAAGAGTTGCAGAATTAGAAAAACAATCCAAATAGGATAACTCGTTATATTATGCAATACTTTCCTACTACTTGTATAGATGGATTCTTTGAAGACCCGGATTCAATTGTAGAACTCGCCAAGAATAAGGCAATATGGCAACCTAGTGACGATGGTAGTTGGCCTGGTGTTCGTTCTCAACCTCTACATGAACTTGATAATGACATTTATACATGGATAATGAATAAGTATTTGTCGGCGTTCTTTAGTGAGCAAGATAAACAATATGTGTCATGGCGTTCAACGTCAGTCTTTCAAAAAATACCGGTACGCCAAGAAGAACATTGGCAAGAAGGTTGGGTACATACAGATTATCCAGACGTTCATACGTTTATCATCTATTTGACACCTGGTGCAAGCGAACAAGCAGGTACATCTTTATATACGGAGAAGGATGCATTTGCAAGTCCTAATTTTAGTAAGATTAAAAAAGCAGTTTATCTCGGTGAGATACCACCAAGCGAAGGTAAGGTATGGCGAGAGAAGTCTAACGACCAGTTTTCTGTTGATGTTACTTTTGGTAATAAGTACAATCGTTGTATAGGTTTTGATAGTAGTCTATGGCATGGTGTAAAAAACTTTGATACTGGTACACAGGATCGTTTAACCTTGATAACGTTCTTTCAACAAATCAATTGTGGTTCTTTTCCACTTCAACGTATTCGTTCTAATATAATGTCTCGGGACTAGATATAGTAGTATAAATTTATTTACACATATGCAACAGAATATGAACATAACTCTTATATATAGCATGCTTGCATTTCAGACCACCAACCTTAACCACCTATGAAGTACCTCTCGGCCAAACACATAGAGTTTCCAGAAATACACAAGGTCTACAATCTGAGTATGCTCGGCAACAAAACAAATTATCACAACCCAAACGATAAACAAAAACACAATCTATCAAAGTTATTTGAAAGTTTAGACGAACATGGTATGACACACCCTATCATCATATCTTGGAACGCATACCAAGTATCTGTCGGACATCAACGAGTATGGTATGCTAAATCAAAAGGGTACACACACATAGATTGTTACCATGTAGAAAATCAAACACAATGGGAAAAAGTTTTTAACTTTACAGCGAATGAGGAATATTTAAAATGATTGAAGTAAGAAAAACAAAAGACTATAAGTCTATGCTCTTTAATAATAAGTTTATACAAGGTCGTGTTAATGCGTCTGGAAAAATATCTTTATTGTATATGAAAGAAATAATGAAAGTGTTTTCGCATGTAGAGAATATACAACATGTTTGTTTATTGGGTCTTGGTGCAGGTAATTTACATACAGAAATATACAATTCTTTTCCAGATGTACACATAGACACCGTTGAAATAAATCCTGAAGTCATAGAAGTTGCACACAAAGAATTTAATTTACCAAAGTCAAAACGCCTTCGTATTATACAAGGTGATGTCCATGACTATATACATGAAGTACATAACTATGATGTAGTGATTGTTGATGTGTATGACGCAGATGGTCAAGTGATGTTAGACAATCGTTGGTTAAAGAAACAAGGTAAGTGTATTGTCTATAATAGTTTGGTCAATAAGGACACTTATGTAAGTTATATAACTGAACTCAATACTTTGTACAATAGAGTACACGAACAATATAAACCTAAACTCTCAAGCGAGGAGTATAATCATATCGCATTTTGTTTTAATGACTAAAAAAATATTACACGCAAAAGAAATTACCCACCCAGACTTGTATCAAATATTAGATTTGAAAGAAGTAACTTTTAAATGGGACAAAGTACAAGGCAGTTGGACTGTTTATGCAGATAGTCAAGGTATTAATTATAAAAAATTATTTGATGACATGGCAGAAAATGGTATGAAACATCCTGTAATGGTACGAAAAATGAATGAAGTATATCGTAAATGGCAGGCAGGTGGTAGAAGAATTATATGGGCAAAGTTAAATGGTTACACCCATATAGGCGCATATGTTTTAAAAACACAAGAACAAGTTGATGAAATATATACGGCTCAATATGATGAAAGTTATAAATAATACTACGAGGAAAAAACATATGTTAGAAGTCGTACTAATGGCATACGCCATAACAATAATAGGTGGATTAATAATACAGTCCACAGGACTATCATCCATCTAAAATCAATCACATTGTACAAAGGAGAAATCTAATGAAAAAATGGATTAATAATATTGACGCATGGAAAGATTACGGTTTGCTTTTATTAGCTGTAGTGCTTTTTACAGGCGTTATGGCACCACTTACAGTAGTTAAGTGGGGTTTAATTGCTTGGGTCGCTTCCAATTTTTGGGCGAGATACAAAGCATAACAAAAAGGAAAATTAAATGATTAAGAAATTAATATACGTTGTTATAGTTATAGTAGCGTTTACTCTTGGTCACCACTATGGCGAAGACGCCGCTAGGTTAGTAGATAATGTACCTTTACCAAAAGTTACAATTGAAATGCCAGCGACAACACCTGCTGTAGTTGAATAGATTAAAATAAAAAAAAAGGACATCCTCACTTTTGTTTCAAAGGTACTTGGATGTCCTTTTTGTATTTTGTATGAACATTTAAATGTTCTATGTTGCCTGTCCCATAGTGCTAGACAGATTACTCACTCTCACTTTTATTTCAAAGATACTTGAGGTTTCACCTATACGTCTGTACAACGCCCCACAGGATAAAAACCGTTAGGTCTTATATCTATCACATATCAGCAACAACTCCTTTCGTTGGTGTTATCACTTGGTCAAAGTACGCCCAATATTCGCCTTCACTTTCACCAAATGTTACATCTTTATAACCTATAGAACCTAAGTAACCCATATCAGTATCATACTCTTTTAGTTTGATACCTAACTCACCAGCAGGGTCTGACGTAGTAAGTCCTATAGAAATGTCTGTAATAATTCCGTCTCTATTGATACCTCTCTTAGAGATTTCAACTTTATCACCTATCTTAATTATCATTATGCCGCCTCCAACATTGACATTGGTACTCTATAACTTCTACCAAGCATATCTACTACACACCTAGATTGATTAATCTTAGTAATTACACCAGGAGTTTTTTTAGTCTTTTGTACAACAAACACTTTTTGTCCTACAGATAGAGAAGATTTAGCATTCATAACTTTAACATCACTAATAAAACTAGAAAGTTCATTCAGTTCAGTTAAAGACAGTTGTTGGATGCCAGCCTTGATTAGTTGGATTTTGTTCATAATATAACCTTTCGTTTTAAATATAGATATATCCTATCACATAAATACTTTAAAGTCAAGCATTATTTTGACTTTATTTCAAGGTGCGACATCCTGACACAGGTTTGTTCACTATTTGTTCTTTTTGAAAGGAGAATATTATGGGATTTTTAACTAAATTATGGACTATGACAGATAGTCTATGGAAACCTAAACCGTTAGTATTAACGAAAGACATGGAAGTCAAACCAAAGAAGAAAAAGAAATCAACTAAAAAAAAATCAACTAAAAAAAGGAGTTAATATGAATTGCGACAACTGTGGTCATCCTTCTCATTGTGGAACACCCTTAATGAAGACCAATGAGGGTAGTGAGTATGAAGTTTGTAAACATTGTAGATGTGAGGAGTGTACTCCAAAGGAATAAATTATGCCAAGAATGAGGGAGTTTACCTTTGATAATGGAAAAGAAGATAAAATAATAGAAGCAATGTCTTATAAGAAAGCCGTGAAGTCTTATCAGTCAAGTGCAAATAGAAAAGAAGACGGCGATACAGTTAACGTTTACTGGTTAAGTAAAAAAGGTAAAGAAGAAAGTCTAGTACAAAAATTACCTTTAGGTAGAAAAGTTAGGCAGGCGGAGATAATTGAGGCAAAGAAGGCGGCACTTAAAGCGGCTAAAGAGGCAGGTAGATAATGGCTAAATTAGCAAAATCATTTGTAGCTCATGTTTCAACACCTAAGAAGACTAGTCAAGGTAAACGCAAAGGTGTATCTTTTAGTACAATGAATAAGGGTAAGAAAAGAGATTTTAAAGCATACAAAGGACAAGGTAAATAATAAATGGGTCAACCAGTTATACGTTCAGGTTTAGATAGTCATGTTGGTCATGCCAGTCCTACTCCTAACCCTTTTCACAAAACAGCATACACAGGTGGGTCACCTAATGTCAACACTAATGGTGCAAAAACTATTCGTAAAGGTGACGCCACTTCTTGTGGAGACCCTGCCGTAGGTGCGAGTTCTACAGTATTTGTTAATGGTAAGGGTATTCACAGGAGTGGTGACGCAACAGGTGGTCATGGTAGTTGGGTACCAAATAGTGCAACAGGTGGAAGTTCTAACGTAAACGCTGGATAATCTTTATAAATAGTCGTATGGCTATTACACAATCAGGTTATAGAGACGCTCAAACTACTAATGCTTCAAATAGAAGTGTTAGATTATATAAGGATTTAGCATTATCTTTTGAGAGAAATGATAATACTAAAGATATAATAGTTAAGAAAGACATAGAGGCAGTGAAACAATCTGTCAGAAATCTTATATTAACTAATCATTTTGAGAGACCTTTTCATCCTGAGATAGGATCAAATGTTAATGCAGTATTATTTGAACCAATGAATCCTATCACAGCGAATAGTTTAACAAGAGTAATAGAAGAAACAATTGTAAACTTTGAACCAAGAGCAAGACTAGTATCTGTTAATGCAATTCCTAATCTGGCACAAAATGCTTACAATGTAACAATAAGTTTTTATGTAGTCAACATACCAGGCGAGTTGGTAGAGTTAACTACACTACTAGAAAGAAGTAGATAATGGCAACGAACAAAAAACTAGAAGTAACAGATTTAGATTTTGATAGTATCAAAACTAATCTTAAAAAATTTTTAAGACAACAAGACCAATTTACTGATTATGACTTTGACGGTTCTACAATCAATACATTGCTTGATGTTCTAGCATATAACACACACTACAACGGCGTTTATGCCAATGTTCTTGCCAATGAAATGTTTTTAGATAGTGCTGATATGAGAAACAGTATTGTCTCACATGCTAAACATGTAGGTTACACACCAAGAAGTGCAACAGCACCTTATGCTGATGTTAACTTAGTTGTCAATAACGCTACTGGTGCAACTTTAACTGCTTCTCAAGGTACAACATTTACATCTACAGTTGAAGGTGTGTCTTACAATTATATTGTAAAAGAAGATACTACAACTACACCAGTTGATGGTGTTTATACATTTAAGAATTTAGAATTATACGAAGGTACTTTAGTTACAAACAAATATACAGTTAACACAACAGACGCCAATCAGCGTTTCTTAATTAAGAATGATATGGCAGATACAACAACTTTATTAGTTAAAGTTCAAAACAGTTCAACTGATACTACTACAACAACATATGCATTGTCAACAGACTTAGCAGATGTATCAAGTACATCAGCAATTTATTTTTTAGAAGGTGCTGAAGACGAACAGTATGAAGTTGTATTTGGTGATGGTGTTTTAGGTAAAGCATTATCAACAGGTAATATTGTTTCACTTATATACATAGTTACTAATGGTTCAGATAGTAATGGTGCTAGTTCGTTTGCATTATCTGGCAATGTAGGTGGTTTTACTGATGTCAGTTTAACTGTAAACACAAACAGCGTTAACGGTGCAGACCCGGAAAGTCCGGCAAGTATTCGTTTCAATGCACCAAAACAATTTGCCACACAAAATAGGGCAGTAACGGCGAAAGACTATGAAAGTAAAGTTAAATCAATTTATTCAAATGCTAAATCAGTTCAAGTATGGGGTGGTGAAGATAATGAAACACCCGTTTATGGTAGAGTATATATCTCTATCAATCCTGTTGCTGGTGCTACACTTACAGAAGCAACTAAGTCAGATATTATAACTCAACTAAAAGATTTTAATGTTGCAAGTATCACACCTGTAATTGAGGATCCAGAAACAACATTTATACAACCAACTGTAACTATAAGGTATGACGCTAAGTCAACTACTAACACAGCTGAAAGTATTAAGTCATTGGTACAAACAGCAATAACAAATTTCAATACAGATAGTTTACAAGAATTTGACCAAGTGTTTAGACACTCTAAATTTATTGAAACTGTAAACAAAGCAGACGATAGTATTTTATCAAACATCACAACACTTAAATTACACAAATCATTTACTGCTACACTAACAAGTTCAACAACATATACAATTAGTTTTAATAACGCATTATATAATCCACACTCTGGTCATAATTCAGACATGGGTGGTATATTATCTTCTTCTTCATTTAAAGTATCTGGTGATACTACAAATGATTATTTTTTAAATGATGACGGACAAGGTAATATAAGATTGTATTATGTCGCAGGTGGTGTTAATGTTTACATAAACAATACACAAGGTACAATAGACTATACAACAGGAAAAATAACTTTAAATAGTTTACATATTTCTGAGGTTGGTAATGTTGACGGTGCCACTTCTACTACCATTAGACTAACAGTAGTACCTAATTCAGTTGATGTAGTTCCAGTTCGTAATCAAGTTATACAAATAGATGAAACAAACACAACTGTTACTGTAACTGCTGATGACTACGATACTACATCAGGTATAGGATACACAACAGCGACAAACTATGCGAGTTAGTAAATGGCAAAATTTGACAAAAAAATAAGTAACTTAGTTTCACGTCAGTTACCTGCCCATATACAGGCAAATCACCCACTATTAGTAGAGTTCGTAAAACAGTATTATGTTTTTATGGACTCAGCACAAATCACTTTATCAAGTGTAACTGCTAGTGACCAAATAATACTAGAAGCTGCAACTGGTGGGTTTGTTGCCTTAAATGCAACTAACGAATTTGGTAAAGACGAAGGTGATTATATTCTTAGTGAACAAACAAGTGTAGGTGAGTTTACAAAAGGTGAAACTATTACTGGTGCCACTTCAGGTCAAACGGCAACTATACTTGCTGAAGATACAGACGCATTAAAATTATACGTTACAGAAAATAGTTTATTCGTAACAGGTGAAACTTTAACAGGTAGTACATCTGGTGCTCAAGGTATTATATCAAGGTATAGACCAAACCCTAACGCACACTTAACACAACTATTAGAGTATGCAGACGTTAACGATACTATAGATGATTTCTTTAAACAATTTAGAAATACATTTTTACAAACTTTACCAAACACACTT